CGATTAGAAAATGAATTAATTAAATATAATAATAATTTATATAATGAACAAGAGGATTTTGAATATGAATTAAATAAATATAATGAATCATTAAATGATGATTTTATAACAAATTGTATAAATAATCAAGAAATGGAATTAGAATTAGGTATATCATTTATTGATTTTTATTTAAAAATTAATGATAAACATATTGATAAAAAATACAAAATATTTAATCTATTTGATAATTTATCTCTAAAATATGATTATATTAAAAATATAATATTGGAAATAGAATTTGATGAGTCATTTTATAATTTAACATCAGAAGACAAACATAATCTATTTGAAACAAAAATTACATTACTACTTAATGGAAATGATGTAAATAACATAAATATATTAAATTGTTTATTTTATGATGTATGTACAAATAAAAAAATAAGTCAAGATAACAATATTATTCAATTTTGTATAATTGACTTTTCATTATATAAAACTTCTAATAAATTATTTTATGGATTTCCCGTAATAAATGCACTACAATCTGTTATGTGTGTCAAAATAAATACTGAATTAAAATTCGAAAATTTCCTTAAAAATATTGAACATATATGTGTATATAATAAACTGAGTCCAACTGCAAAAACAAATAATTCAATTTTAAATTATGTATCAATGAGTTATAAAGAATACATCGCATCAGCAAACAAACGAAGTTATAATTTTGAATTATCAGAAGATGAATTTTACGAAATTATACGAAATCCCTGTTATATATGTGGTATAATGAATAAATATGATAAAAATAATAAACTAATTCATCGTAATGGTATTGACAGATTTGATAATGAAATAGGATATATTAAAGATAATTGTAAAACATGTTGTTCATTATGTAATTATTTAAAACGAGACAGTTCTTATAACACTTTTATGCAACAAATAAAAAAAATTTATGAATACAGATGCATTGCATATAATCGTCAAAAAGAGTATGATGATAAAATAGAAGAATTAGATCGTATATGGGGCAATGATGATTTTGATAATGAATGTTTTGATGAATATTTTAATAATAAAAAATCCATTACTATTATGATTGATAATACAATTGTAAATGAAGATACAAAAACAATTAAACAAATGTCAATTGATGAAAAACGTGAACGTGATAGATTACAAAAACAAACATATCGACAAAGACAGCGAGAAGAAATGGGTGATGAAGCATACAAACAAATGTGTGCAATAGAGAAAACAAAAGAACATGATAATGGGTTAGTAAAATGGAATAAACATAAAAAAACAGAGGAAGAAATAAAAGAAGAAAAACGTAAACGTATTGCTTTACAACGACAACAAATGCGGGAAAAATTAGGTGACGAAGAATATCGTAAAATGATGGCTCAAAAACGAGCAGAAAATAGAGCTAAAAATAAATAATTTTAGACATTTATTTATAATATATTAAATTATTAATTAAATAATTTAATAAAAAGTTATATAAACAACAACAATATAATTGTATGTGTCAACTAGTTGGAATAGGCCAAACCTCCCATACCGCTCATTACACGGAGGACATTGTAGCTGAATGCAAATACGTAGAGTTGAGTATCACCGACCCAGAAGTTGAGTTGAGTTGGTGTAGTACCAGAAACGTATGTTTTATCGGCGAATTGGAGATTGAGTTGAGTGTTATCAATACGGGATAAGTTGCATGATCCAGATGGTTGATGTTGTTCTGGATGAAGAGCAAATGAGTAAACATTGACACCATCAGCTGGAGTACGGGTATGATGTTGGTATGTTTGGACATAGTTGAAGTAATCACCAGCTTGGTGGTCAAATCTATCTTGTCCATTAAGTTGGATAAGAGCATCAGATACTGGGTTAACTGAACCATCAAGTAAGAGACCATAGTTGGTTGGTTGGTTAACATAGACATCAGTGGTATTTGAGTGACGTTTATCACCAGTAGCACCATTAGTACTAATTAATTGTGAAACTGGGATGGAAACATCACGCATAGTTAATGTATGAGCATTAACAGTAACAGATTCAATAGCAAGTTGATTATCATCTTCAGCAGTGAGAGTAACAAGAATATCAGTTAAAGCACCTTGGAATGGACTGGTTGCTGAACCAAATGGTTGTGATTGCATGTAAAGGGCATAACCAGTTGCATTAGTGGGTTGTGCATTAAATTGGGTGTAAAGGGAACCAGCACCAGTGGCTCCGGCAGTTAAACGAGATGCAGTAGATAAGAGTGTGGTAATATTAACATTACCGCTAAAAAGAGTATATGTACCATCCATTGTGACATTAGTATAGCCTGCACCAGCTGTTGTATCAACTTTGAATAAGCTGGCAGCTAAATTACGAGCCGCTTCAGCAAGAACATCTTCATTGGTGTTTTTGTAAGCAAGGTAAGCTGAGCCATTGACCCAGTTTCCACCAACAACAGCCCAGACGAGTTCTTTTGTTGGGTGATTGAAACCAAGACGGTAGTTACCTTTGGTGGTAGTGCTGTTAGAAGCTGGTGGGACTTGTTCAGAACCAGTGAATTGGACTTGTTCGATTAAGTATTCGTGACCAACTTGGGCGAAACGTCTGCGTTCTTCACTGTCAAGGTAAACGTAGTTAACAAGGAGTGAAGCATCAAGTGTTGGGGCAGTTGACACAACAGATGAAAGGGCAGAGGCACCTGACCAGCACATTAAATCAGTCCAGTTGTTTAATTCGAAGTCAAGACGAACTTCGTGGTATTGGAGAGCAATGAGTGGAAGGGCAAGACCAGTGTTACGGTTGAACCAGAATTGAAGTGGAACGTAAAGGGTAGTAGCTGGGAGAGATGAACTTAATTCAGTAAGAGCGGGAACATCACCAATCATAGTGAGGTATCCACGTTCTTGGTCAGTAGTATGGGTAAGTTCATACCATAAATCTAACCATTGAGAATATTGTTTATCAATTTGAGAACCACCAATAGAGACAGTTACTGAATTGATAAGGTTATGGCCAAGACGACGGCACCAGCAGACTTTAGTACCGGATGCGGCGGTAACAGCACCGACTGAAACTTTAAGATAGCATTCAGTAGCTAAATCACCATTACGGATAATTGTAACGGATGTTTTGCGGTTGAATCCAATATTACCAGCCATAGTTTCTTCGATAGTTTCCATAGCGAAGTTAGTATGACGTCTGTAGACGACTTTGAAAACGCATATACCTCCATGTTTCCAAGGAGGGCTAGACTATACCTTAAGCTTAATACACATTAAAAAAAATAGTATATTAAACCCACTACCATCTAGTCGTTGAACTGCATTCTATAATTTATTTAATAAATCCAAATAATTTATTGCATCATTATATTTTTCTTTAAGAGATTTTTTTTTACTCGTGAAATATTTATTTTTACTTTTTGGGTGATTTGCTATAACATAACCTTCTGATTGATATACTTCAGGTCGTGCTTTTAAATATACAAGATAGATCGGTAAATTGGTAATTTTACGTGCTAAACTTAAATTTAATTTATGTTCAGTTGAAAAAGTTTTTCCAAAAAAATGATGATTTTCACCTTTTTTTGCATCACTTATTTTATTTTTTGTATCATTGTCACGAGGTTTGCCAAAATTTGGATTTTTATCTCCTAATTTAGCCAAACGCATTTTCTCTCAACTTTCATCACAATGAAATCTACCTTTTGATCCACCTGATTGAATATTGTAGCCATTTGGATACAATGAATTATATTCAATTATATATTTTTGTTCTAATTGATCTAATTGATCATCACAATTTACAATAATTGATACATCAAACATATCAGGAGTATATTTTTGAATTGCATTATTTAATATTGTACAATTATCACATCTATTACAATGTTCACGCCAACGTATATTTAAAGTACGTATGGTTTGTCCAATATAACATTTGTTGTTTATTTTATTTTTTATTAAATAAATTATTCCCATATAAATAAATATATATATTATGCTTTATATTATTTTAATAATTATAGAATTTGGCTGCTGATTTCCCATTTAAGAATTAAATAATTCTACATTTTCTATATTTTTACCGATTAATTGAATTAAATCAATTAATGAACATGTGTTCTACCCAAGTTTTTACTCTTGGCCATTAATATATTACTACATTAATTTGGTAATAGAAATTTTAGGGGTTTCCAGCATTTTGATAGTGTCGCTCATATGTTTAATACATATGAACTAGCGTCAGTTGTGATATACGTGAAATGGCATAAAACACGTTTGTGGACAACTTAATGGGTTTTCTCTAATTATTCCACATAATTAGAGCATGACGCTTTTCAACTCTTCTTTCAAAAAGTGATTTGTGGGTTACCTGTAAGATATACATCTTGAGCACCATAAGCAACTAATTGCATAAGACCTCCTGCCATTTTTTATTTTATATATTGGATTGAGAAAAAAAAGATTTTAAAAAATCTTTATTTATTATATTATTAATTAAAAAATATTGCGATATTTTTGTGTTGATTAATAAAAAGTGATGTATTAATCAAATTTTTTAAGTATGATTTGAAGTATGATTTACACCCTTGAAGATTTAAAATGCCGATTTTACACTACATTAAAATTTTTAAGGTTTATCCATTACAGGAATATGTAAATTATGATTTTTGTTATGTCGTCAAACATAACTGAATTTTTTAAATTAGGTTTAAAATCTCCATTAATGCATTAACTTTTTATAAGTAATTACAATAACTTCATAGATAAGGATGCTCACAAACCTAAAAAACCCTTTAATTAATGTTAAGTAATTTAATTACAATTAATTAAAGATAGAATTAACTTAATAACTCATCATCCTAATTATATATAATATATATTTCTTTAAATTGTTTTAATTATATTTTTTTAAATAATTGGTATTTTAAATCTTCAAGAGTGTAAAGTATGATTTGGAATAATATTTTTCATAAATTTATATAAATTATCATCAAATTTAGTTATTTTTGATATTTTTTTTGATAATATAATTTTGTTATTATTAATATGATTGATTGACCATCCCATATTTATAGCATTTATAATAATTGTTAATTGTAAAATAAATATTACATATTTTTTATTATATATTGAATTCATTTTTATAGTGTTTATTAATAAAATAACTAATTATTTTACTCTCACTTGAATTATAAAACGCATCAAAATATTATTTATACTTACATAATTTTATTTTTTTTTGCCGTATTTTGACAAATAATACACATATTAATTTTATATTTTTAAGGATATAAAGAGTATAATATAATCTTCAATAATATTATTTGAATGGCATTTCGATATAAACCCAATAGATTAAAATACAAAACAACTATTAGTACATTAGATGAAACTCATCAAAAAATAAAAGTTAATTTTGAAAATAACAAAAAATTATTACCATTAAAAATTAAAAAAATAGAAATTTTGAATGGAGAAATAGCAAAAATTAATAATAAAAATACTGTTGATTTAACATCCGAAGATATCGAAAAAAAAATACAAATGAGAGAACAAATTAATCAATTAAATGAAGAAATAAATGATATAACAAATTTTTCTTCAGAAATGGAATATTATAGTAAAACAACACAAATATTATTGGATTATTATGATATATTTGAAACAAATGGAAATACAAATGATGATAATTATTCAGATAATAATGAATCAAATAATAAAACTGATTCTGATAGTAAAAATATATCTTTGACTGAAAATACAGAAACAATATCAACAAAATTAGTTGAATTAAATGAACAAAGTCAGCAAACAAGAAAAATAAAAAAAGAAACAAAAAAGAGACAAAAATTCGGGGAACAAGCAAGTAGTAAATGTATATTAGATTTTTTTGATTCAAAAACAAACACAGAAACAAATACTTCACCAACAGAATCAGAAAATTTACCTACAACAGTTGAAAAACTTGTTTCAAATAAAGCATCATTATTTGACGAATATATGTCAATTATCGATAAAAATTATGTTCCAAAGAAAAAAACTGGAATAATAAGGTGGTGTAATACATGTGGTAAAGAAATGACATTAATTCAATCAGAGGGGAGTTATAATTGTTTATATTGTGGATTAGTTGATTATGTTATTATAGAAAGTGAAATACCAAATTATAAAGAATCAGGAAATGAAAAACCAGCATACCCTTATAAAAGAGTAAATCATTTAATAGAATGTCTAAATCAATTTCAAGCAAAAGAATCAACAGAAATACCAAATGAAATATATAATGAAATTATGGCAGAAATAAGAAAAACAAAAACAAATACAACATCAATTGCTTTTGTTAAAATGAAAAATATATTAAAAAAATTAAGATTAAATCAATATTATGAACATATACCTCATATAATTTCAAAAATAACAGGAAGACCTGCACCTACATTAAATATTGATGTAGAAGATGAAATAAAAAATATGTTTAAAAAAATTCAAAAACCATTTGCAAAATATTGTCCAAAAGATAGAACTAATTTTTTATCTTATTCTTATGTTTTACATAAATTTTTTCAATTATTGGGTATGGATGAATTTCTCAGTTATTTTCCTTTATTAAAAAGCAGAGAAAAATTACGATTACAAGATAAAATATGGAAAAATATTTGTGATGATTTACATTGGCCTTTTGTGCCGTCCATTTAATATTATAATTTAATTATTTTTAGTTAATTTATTATTTTTAATAATATTTCTTATGATAATCAAAATATTTATTATATAACAATAATAACGAAATATTTCGTTTAACTGATTTAAAGATTTTACTATTAATATAATAATAAACATAATGACAAAAGAAATCGATTATTTAACTGAAGATAAACCATTACCAGGACAAAATTGGGTATGTTTATCATTTTTGTCCCCAGAAGGAGTGAGAAATTGTAAAATTCGTGGTGTAAAAGTAAGAGGTGTTTTTTCGACAAAAGAAGAAGCTGATAAAAGAGCAAAAGATTTACAAGAGGAAGATCCAGATTTTCATATTTTTGTAGGTGAAGTGGGTAAATGGTTAGCACAAGATCCAGATCCAAATTCAGTACCAGATCAAGAATATCGAGAGAAAGAATTAAATAAATTGATGAAAGATTATAAAGCAAGTCAAGCAAAAGCAAAAGCGATGGAAGCTGAAAGAAAGAGTGAATTATTACAGGATGCAATTGTTGAAGAAAGAAATAGACGTAATCATAATAAGGATAAAACACGAGATCGTTTACGTAGAAAGCTTGAAGAGAAAAAGGTACAACAAGATTTAACTAATTATAAAGATTCTGTTGTACAAAAACAAAAAGAAGAAACACCTTCAAATTTACAAGAAAAAGAAGAAACTGCTAAACAAGAACAACAACGTATACAACACAATGAGAAAGCAGTAGAAGAGGCTGAAAAGAATGTATCAACAATTGATCAAAATATTAATAAAATTCAAGAATTATATGATTCATTAGTTAAAAAAAGACAGGCATCAAATGCATAAAAAATTTGCATTATCCACTAAATATGAAAAAAAATGATTTATTAAATAAATACAATTAATGATTTAATAATTATAATAATTATTAGATGATTACCATTAGTATATTTTTAACACTATTTATAGTAATAAATGGTCTAAATGATTCAACAAATATTCCGATCGTAGGGATTCATGGAATATTTAGTAATACAACATTATTGAATGATTTTGCAGAATTTGTAAGTAATGGAACAGATAGACAATTTATTAATTTAGAATATGGGATATTTGAAAAGATAGCAAGTATTACACCATTATATGATCAAATAAATGATTTATGTACATTGATGTATTTTAATAAAGATATACGGAATGCAGAACAATTGGATTTTGTGGGTTTATCACAAGGTGGGTTAATTATGAAAGGATTAATACAAAATTGTAAATGGTTAAATGTTAGATATTTTGTAACAATAGTTACACCAAATAGTGGAATATATTATCCCAATAATAGTATAAATGAATTAATTGATTTTTATTCAGAAGAATCACAAAAACATTTATCCTTTGCTGGATATTATCGAGATCCAACAAAATATCTAACCTATTTACTTAATTCTGAATTTCTTGCAAAAGCAAATAATGAATTATTTACAATTGATAGTGTTATGAACAAACAACAAATGTTAAAATTAAAAAATCATATGACAGTTTATTCAACAAATGATACTGTAATTAGTCCATATGGTAGTCCAATGTATGATTTATATGAATATATAAATGAAACAGTTATGTATGTACCAAGAGAAAACACATATGCATATCAAAATGATATTTTAGGTATTCGAACATTATATGAAACAAACAGATTTCACATAATTCAAACAAATTGTAGTCATGAAGATCATAAAGAAAAAATATGTTTTCCACAATTACAACCTATAATTGATTTTTTAAATGGTCTATATGACTAATTTAAAATGGGTTATATGACTAATTTTATTTTATTTATTTTATTTGATAAATATATAATGAATAAAATAATAATATTACTAATATTATTTATAGGTATATTAATGATAACAATAGCAATTGTTAAAGATTCAAATTATTGTCAAAAAGAACGAATAATTTATAGATACATTCCAAGAACATTCGAGAATGAACAAACAAATGAAGTAAGTGTAACGGATATATTTAATGTAATGTTTACACAACCATCGCCATGGATAGCATCAGTAAATGATGTTGATTTTAGAAAACAAGAAGCAATAAATAAATATTTTATATCACAAATTTAATTAACATTTTTAGAATTAATTATTTGAGATAAATCATTTATATTTAATAAATTATTTTTAATTATAATAATAAATGTATTAACTGCAGGAACATATTTATCTTTTTTAATATTATAATATTTGAACTCATTTTTACAATAAATATATTCTTTATAAAAAAATTTTGATTTTCTCAAAAGATCGTAACATAGATATGGTTTATTGAATGCAACTGGAGTATTACATTTATTTTTTATTTCAATTGATATTTTATAATCCCACATAGGAATATTAATAATAAATCCAAGAGGTTTATTTGTTTTTTTAAGTGAATCTAATAATTTAATAGCCATATTTGCCATTATATCTTCATCAAATGGTGGATTTGCAAAGTATAATCCTTCAATTAACTCAATATTAAAAAAATTACCCATAGAACCAAAATATTTTTCTAAATCATAAAACAATGAACAATAATTATCATAGTATCTATTAATACCAGAACCAAATAATTCAAAATTGACATTATATTTATCTTTTAATTTTTGTTTAATACTATATGGAATAGATAATTGTTGATTTATGGCTTCCATATAATTATATCGGTATAATAAACAAAAAAATAAAACATCTTTATTAATAAATTTATTATTATAAAATTTATCTAATTGTTTATATATATGACGATTATAACAAATTTTATAATTTTTATATAAAAGACAATTATTTTTGTTTGTTATAATAATATTTGATATATTTTTATTTTTAATTTTATCATAATGTAAATCAAAAATTTGATTATATTTTTTTATTAATTTGTCTAATTTTAATTCATTGAGAATAATTTTTGGATCCAAATCAAATCTATGTAAATCATCAATTAATTGTTTTAAATTGTAATTGGTATATGGTAATACTGGATCATTTGATGATATATTTTTCCAAATAAAACGTAATATTATATCTTCAGAATTAATTTCATTAATTGATTTGTATTTATTAATAATATTGTGAAATCTATTAATAAAATGTTTAATAATTAAAGATCGAATAATTTCTAATTTTGGATGTATTATATTGTGTTTATAATCAGTTTCATTAACAATAAATGTATATTTATTCATTATTATATAATAAATATAATTTTTAGTTGAAATTATGTAATTGTTCATCATTATTATCATTTAATGTGATACCTAATGCAGTTTTATCTTTTTTCTTTTTCATAACAAATTCAGTAAAATTAAACTGTTGTTTTTTCTTTTTCCAATCATTATCATAATTTTCTTCATGATATTTTCTAAATTGACTACATCCGATTTTAACATTATCAATATTTGGAGCTTTATATACTTTAATTTGTTCAAAAAACTCGGCATTATTACCTCGATTAATGACAACCATAGCTTGAAAATTTTTAGTTAATTCTTGGAAAATTTGTCTAAATGAATCAAATGATGGGAACATACCTGCATAATGATCATACATACGTTTAAGATTAGATTGAAAATTATCTGCCATTAAAAATATGTAATCAAAATTACCTCTTAATTCAGGTGTAATACCTAAAGGATATTGCATTGTTAATATATATGTAATATGATAATGTCGTCCATTCATTAGTAATTCAGCAATTGGTTGATCTCTCATCCATGAACCTTTTTTAGCCAAACAGTCATCCATAATAATAATAGAACGAGTATCAACATATTTTCCTTGTGCCTTATATCTTTTTCTTTTTTCAATCATTTGTTCTTGTCGATAAATTAATTTTTCGATAATTTCACTTTTATAATCATAATGAATATAAGAATCAGGGAAAAAAGTACCATAAAACATACTCATTTTGTCAGTTGGAGCGATAATTAAACCAACAGGAATTGTATGTAAATGTTTGAGAATAGCTCGACAAATCCAACTTTTACCAGACCCTCTTTTTGCAATCATAACAATTGCAGGATGTTGAACCATTTCAGATAAATCAAATTTTTTAATAGGTATTTTTTGTTCTGGACCAATAATATCGTTACTCATTTAATATAATAAAAGAAAATAATAAAAGATAATAAATAAAGATAATATTATTTTTATATAAAATAATACTATTATTAATAATAAAATTTAATGATTAATTATCAAATCCATCCATATCTAAAAATACATCAGGTAAATTATTGGGCATATTAATACCTTTACCAACTAAATGGAATGAAACAGAATTATTAGATTGACCAGTTAAAGATTCAATAACATCTTCATTTTGTAATGGTTCTTTAGCTAAAGATTCAACAGTCATATTATTATTTGGTATGACTGGTTGAGAAGAACCCCAATAATACCATACAAAACAACCAACTAAAATAGCAACACCAACAGGTATTAGTATATTCGGGTCTTCAACCTTAATTTTTTTATTTTTCTTTTTTTCAGCATCCCATTTTTGTTTTAAAAGATAGACATAAACAATAGCACCAAATATTAATCCGATTATAATAGGATTTTTAAATATATCTCCTAACATTTATTTATACTTTGTAAATAGAAAATAAAACACAAATATAAATGCGAAAAATAATTAATTCATATAATCATCAAATAAAGCACTATAATTACTATCTTTAACAGAACGTACAATATTAATATTCATATCATCACTCTCACCTGCACTTATTTTATTACTATATTTTAAATCATTACTTGGTTGTTTTACAGGAACTGTTAAATTATTAAAAAAATTATTTCCTCCTTTTTCTTTTATAGGTTTATTTACATAAATTATTTCTTTTTGTGGATTATTTTCTGATGTTTTATTATTATCAGAATTATTCGAATTTTGTGCCAAATCATCATTTGAATTATTGTCAGATTCATCAACTAATTTATTTTCATTTGATATATTATTTATTTCTTTATTTAATTCTTCCTGATTTTTATTGAAATGTTCTTGATTTATATTATCATTTTCTAAATCATCTGTTGTTTCTACGATAGTTGAATGTTTTGTACCATCATCAAAAACATTAACAATATTACCATCTTCTATATTTTGATTAAGATCCCTTTTAACTAAATTTCCCATATTAGTATATTGACTTTCTGTCATATGATTATCAATATTTTCTTCAACATCACGAAGATAATCATTTGATAAATATTCTTGTAATATTAATTTAATTGGTAACATTTTTTTAATTGCTTCATTAATAGATGTTTTAATCATTTCTTGTGCTTCTCTTTGATTACGTTTAATGTCTAAAGTTGAATATTTGTGATAAAATATTTCAGGATAATTATAAAAATTTCTTGCACATTCGATATAACATTTATGTATGAAATCTGATGTTTTAATTCCTTCATGATGTTTATCTTTTACTGTTTTGCATGTTTTACCTGATGCATTATATGTAAGTAATATAATATGACTTTTAACAACAGCTTTAATAAGATCATCAAACCATTCAGAACATTTACTTTTTTCTTTGATTCGACTTGTTTCATTTTCTATTTCATATTGATTTAAAGTAGGTATATCTTTTAAACATAACTGGAAAATTTTAAGAATACCAGGGTTTTCAATATTTGGGTCAACTTTACCTTTTTCGATGAATTTATTTTCGACAGTTAATGCATTATTATATACGGATTTAATACCTTCATAAATTAATGGTGTTATTATATTTATAAGGAATGAAGTATATAAAGTTTTTATTTCAACAATATTTCTTTCATAAAAATGTGTCATTATTTTTATTATATCATTATACAATAAAAATATTATTATTTCGCATTTATTTATATCAAAATTATACTATTTTTCAACATCGGTAATAATTTGTAAAATATTTGAATTCATCGCTTTAATTTCAACAGCTTTTCTCATATTATCTTTAAAATTATGAATTATTGAACTACAATCACTATCACATATACATATTGTGTCTGACTCTATTTCTTGTTCTTTAATATTGTTTAATTTATTTTTCATTTCATATAATAAATTTGCAATATATCGATATAAAACAATATGCTGTTCTATTTGTGCACCATAATTAAGTATATCATCTATTGTTTTTATTTTTGTTGTTATAATATTGATAATATTTGTCATATCATATTGTAACATTTTTTTAACTTTTCTATTTTCTAAGAAAAGTGAAACAATATAATAAATACCTTGTATCACTAAACCCCCTAATGCTCCAATAATAGTAAAAACGGATGCAGTGGATAACCCACCAACCATAATTTCATTCGATTTATTTAATACAATATTAGAATCAGATAATATTTTTGATATATTCTTTTTTTTATTATTCCACAATAATTGTATTTCAGAACCTAATTCAATTAATCTATCTGCAACTTCTCCCATTAATTTTGCCATTTCATTTAATTTAATTTTTTTTGGTTTAATTTGTTGAGGATTATTTTTTAATAATGCAACCAAAAAATATTTAAAAATATGTCCTTCATCACAAGTTAAAAATAATTTACCATTACCTGTTGTACATTTGGTAGGTATATCTTTTTCTTTAAAAAATGGAATTCGTTGTTCTTTCCCTTTTTCAAGAACACCATATAAATCTGATTTTTTAAATTTATTACATTGTTTTTCCATTATATATATTTATATATATAATATTTAATTATATTTATAAAACATTACCACCTCTTTGAGCTAAATTATCTGATTGATTTTTAGTTATACATAAACAACCAGCATCTTCCCAATAATTATTACATGTAAATCTGCTTGGAACAAAATCTTTCATATTAGCAAGAACTTCTTTATCAGCAGGTAGATTAAATGGTAATGGATATTGTTTTGAACAACATGATTTACTACATTTGTTAAAAGCCATGGTATCTTTACCAAGATCTGTGGCAGAATCAAATGCCCCGACTTTTTCGAATTCTACTTTTTGATTGTCAGCAGATGGTTTATTACTCCATGCTGGTTCAACATGTTTCCATGCAGATTCAATATGTTGAGGTATAAAATCTGGACTGGTCATTATTGTACCAGTTGTAGGATCATAATGTGTTGGTCCAGTAAATTGTGGAACTAATGGATTTTCGGGTAATATTACATTGTTAGCGAACTTTTCATTACTTGAACTAAACCACCATACAAGAATTATTACAACAACAACAATGACAATAATTTGTACATTTTTATCAAACATTTTATATTATTATATTATAAATAAATATTATAATAATTTATAAATTTTATATTTTTTTTTGTTGTTCTGTAATATAAATTGGTAAAAATAAATCAAATATTATCCATTTACCCGTTTCATCTTTTGAACGAGGAAAATAATCAATATGTATATTATATTTATTTAAAACTTGATTAATTTTATTTATATATATATGATTTTGTGATATTTCCTCATAAAAATATTTTGTATTAAAATCGGTTCCATATTCATTTATTGCTTCATCTTGTATATCTGGATATAAATTTTGTAATTCAATAAACATTTTATCTTCATCTATTTTTATTTTCTTTCTATCAAATTTTTTCTTTCGAATATTATACATTCCTTCTGATGCTAATACTAAAGATCCTTGTGTTAAACCTCCATTAAAATGATCTATAAAATGAAATATATCACTAATACTGGGAAAATCATATAATATACCTTCTTCAGCTCTTCCACCTGGCTTAGGAGTTGGTGGATGTGTATGAAATATATATTCATAATCAAATGCATCAGGAATATTTTTCGGAAGATAAATTTCTTCATCACCTCTATCAATTCTTTCAGTTTTACCTGAAATTATAATTTTATCTAATCCATTTTTATTAAAATCAAGAAGACCAGAATGTTCTGAATATCGGAAAACATTTTTATGTTTTTTATCAATATATTTTTTAGTATAACCTCCATGTTTCATTAATGCATCCATAATCATAATTTGATTTCTGGTAATCTTAATATGTCTAATATTATGTACTACATAAATATCAGAATTAAATTTAACTATTCTTTTATTTAATTGATTTTTATTTGTAATTGGGTTATATAAATAAATAAATTCAATAAATTCATCTGTTGGTTTAATATTATGAATTTCAATATAATGTTTTAATCCATCTTCCCATACAAATTCAGTATCATTATATCTACCTTTATTAATATTTTTTTTATCACATAATAAACAATTTTTATTTCTATTAGTTTCATTCATTTTAATATTTTTTTCTTTGTTTTTTAGAATAACCAAAAATTGTTCTTGTCCTGACCACTTTTTGATATTTTCTTCTGGATATGGAAATAATTTCCCAAATGAATCTTTATCATCATCTTTTTTATTATTTCTCCAATACGATTCATAAAAATATAATATATCATCTTTTTTGACAATATTCATTATATTATTTATATAAAATAAATAAAAATTTAATAATACTTAATATTCATCATCTGAATCAACTAATTCATCCATATCATTCATATGATTTTTCCGATTTTCATATAATGACTCATAATTTACATTATTGTTAATAATATCATTAAATGATACTTCATTTGTTACAATACAACTAAGAATAAAATTATCTTTGCTCCTTGATCCCCATGTATAATTTGGAATTTTTTTTTTTTAATTTATATGGTTTAACAGAAGTAATACCATTAATAAATGAAACATGTTGATTGTCAATTTTAATTTGGTTCATTTTTAATTATTATAATATTCTTATCATATTATTCTTATTCTATTCCATAATTAATTTATTTTTTTTTCAATGAATTTGCATCATATGCATGCAAGGCATAGATTACGTGCTGCGTATGTCAAGGAAAAGTATAATAGGTTACTATGCAATAATTATAATATATAACAACCTTATAATTATATAATCATATGGCCGTGATTTTATATAAAAGTATAATAGGTTACTATGAAATAATTATAAGGCCGTGATTTTATATAAAAGTATAATAGGTTACTATGCAATAATTATAATGTATTACGGCCTAATAATTATATGACTTAATGGCCGTGATTTTATATAAAAGTATTAAAGGTTACTATGAAATAATTATAATATATAACGGCCTAATAATTATATGACTTATTGGCCGTGATTTTATATAAAAGTATTAAAGGTTACTATGAAATAATTATAATATATAACGGCCTAATAATTATATGACTTATTGGCCGTGATTTTATATAAAAGTATAATAGGTTACTATGAAATAATTATAATATATCACGGCCTTATAATTATATAATCATATGGCCGTGATTTTATATAAAAGTATAATAGGTTACTATGAAATAATTATAAGGCCGTGATTTTATATAAAAGTATAATAGGTTACTATGAAATAATTATAATATATCACGGCCAAATAATTATATGACTTATTGACCGTGATTTTATATAAAAGTATAATAGGTTACTATGAAATAATTATAAGGCCGTGATTTTATATAAAAGTATAATAGGTTACTATGAAATAATTATAATATATAACGGCCTAATAATTATATGACTTATTGGCCGTGATTTTATATAAAAGTATAATAGGTTACTATGAAATAATTATAATATATCACGGCCAAATAATTATATGACTTATTGACCGTGATTTTATATAAAAGTATAATAGGTTACTATGAAATAATTATATGACTTAATGGCCTAATAATTATATGACTTAATGGCCTAATAATTATATGACTTAATGGCCTAATAATTATATGACTTAATGGCCTAATAATTATATGACTTAATGGCCTAATAATTATGACTTAATAGCTGTGATTTTATATAAAAGTATAATAGGTTGCGATGCAATAATTATAATGTATCATAGCCTAATAATTATATGATCTCGTAAGGCCGTGATTTTATATAATGGTTATGTTATATTTTTCCTTAACATATATGCCTATGAGGCATATAATGCAATATCAAAAAAAAATGAAATATGTAATATATTGTAATTTTCAAGGTAACAATGTGTATTTTCTATCAATAATAATGGTGTATTATTATCAAATTGACACTCAATTTAAAGATGTCACTCATACTCTAGTGAGTGGCCTTTTATTAGGAACAAATCCTTCTGCAAAGGTATTATGCTATTATCCAGAAGAGAATGTCGAATATTTTTTTCGAATCTGTGATGATAATTCTAAAAAAGTGAAATATATCCCAGTTGATCTTCTAATAGTAGGATATCAATACTATGTTAAAATTTAATTTTGTTTATTAATTAATAAATAAAATTTCAGATAATAAAAAACAATAATATTATTTTGAATTAAGAATTTTTTTAATGGCAATAAAAGTAATATTATTTTCTTGTTTGTAAGGAATGATCCATTCAACATTAGATATAACAATACATAATTGAATTAATATATCTAATGATTCATTAGTTAAATAAATACCATTTTTAGTAAAATATAAAAGTTGTTCTAAATCTTGTTGTGATAAATTAAGATTATTGAATTTATCTGTTTTATTTTTAATAATATTAATTATATTTTTTTTTATATTTTTTGCAATGATAGTTTTATTAACATCTTCAAATGAAAATCCAAAAGACCAGTACCAAATTTTGGATGTAATATCAAAAATACCAATATTTTCATAATCAATTAAATATTCATTTTTATTATTTTTAATAATAGCATTATCATTATTATATGTTATAGAACAATTATTAATACATTGTTCTATATTGTTTAATCCTTTTAATTTATTATATTTATTTTTAATTATTTTATGTAATTCATTTATCATTAAATATATTTATATATTTAATATATAAAGTTTTATATATATAATTAAATAAATGCAAAAAAACAATATTGTTCATATATCTTATAATCAAAAATCAAAAAATAATGCAATAAAATTATTGACAAAACAAACAAATGATACGATAAATAGTAATAATTTGAAAAAATTATTATGTAATAATTATTTAGAATATGGTAAATGTAATTATGGTAATAAGTGTTTATATTCACATTCATTAAATGAACAGAAAATTGATACAATTCGTAAAAAAGCATATAATATATTAAATGATTATTTAGAATATAATAATATAGATAAAACAGTTGTAACAGAAATAAATGAAAATAGAGAATTACAAAAATCCTTATTACAATTAACTAAAATATGTAATGATTGTTTATTAAAGAAATGCCCAGGTGGATATAATTGTAAACATGGTGCAATTAATGAAAAATATCAAATATGTTATAATGATTTAACAGATGAATGTTTAGATACAACATGTACATTAATTCATTTAAGTAAATTTAATATTAGTATTAATAATAAAAAAAATTATAAAAATAAAATAAATAATAATATAGTTGGAAAATTATTAACTGAAATGTTTTTTAAGCAAAAAAATAATGATGATGAAATGAGTATGACAAGTGAATCTTCTGATTCTTTATCAGAAGAATCATTTGAACGAATAAATAATTATTTAAATGATAGTCCATCAGAAAATCCATATGATGAATCAATTTTTATATTTAATTAATATATATTAACCAATACAATCAAATAAATAAGAAAATGATGCAATTGCTGTTTCTCTAACATTAATATTTGGATATAAATTTAGAATATAATCTTTTATATGTTTTCTATTTTTAATTTTATAATTTTTGATTCCAGTACAATCTCTACATACTTTGCATTACACCATTAATATATTGAACTAAATTAAAATGTTTTAATCCTTTTATAACATATGTATATGTGATAAATTTCTTGTTATCATTTTGTAATTCATTATTTATATATAATAATAGATTATTGAATTGTGGATGTGCCATAATGTGATTTAATATATTATTATATATTAATATTTAATAAATAAATTATTTTTTTTATAATAAAATAAAATTGAAAAAATAACAATATATAAAGTAATTAATTTATTATGATAATAAATTAATGGAATATTATGATGATAATATTATAGCACATTCAAATTTATTGACAAATAAATATAAACCAACAAAAATATCTGAAATAGTTGGTAATAAGAAGAATGTAGAACAAATAGTAACATGGTTAAATACATTTGAAAGTAATAAAAAAAAATTTTTAAGTAATAATAAAAAATCAAAAAAGGGTAAAAAAACAAAAGTTATGATAGCTGAAATAGAGGAAGATGATTTAGGGGTAACAGATGATTTAAATAATGATATATTTAGTAATGAAAATGAAAATGAAAATGAAAATGAAATTATGGATGAAACAAATTTTGATAATTTTAATATAAATAAATCAGTTGGACCTAAAAGTTGTCTATTAATTACTGGGAATCATGGTGTTGGAAAAACTGCATGTGTTCATGCAATTTTAAATGATTTAGGATATAAAATTCAAATTATTAATTTTTCAAAGATAACAACTGGAAAAAATATTAAAGATGTAATTGAAAGAATGACAAATTCATCGGATATATTAATGTTGATGGATGGTCATAAAAGTATTAAGAATGTAATAATTATTGATGAATTAGAAAGTTTGACATCATTAACAGAGAAAAATTGTATAAGTGCATTAATTAAAACAAATGAATCAAATTGGTTTTGTCCAATTATATTTATATCAAATAATCAACATAATAAATTATTGTCAGATATTAAAAAAAATTCAATGGAAATACGTTATTGGCCTCCTTTTCCAAATGAAATGTTAATTGTTCTTAAAAATATAGCAGAAAAGGAACATATTAATATTAATAATCAAGCAACATCATATAAGATAATAGAACATTCTCAAAGAGATTTTAGACGATTAATATTTATATTACAAGATTTAAAATATGCATTTGGGAAGAATATGATAACGATGGAAATGATAGATGATTATTGTATGACATCAAAGAAGAAAGATGTAGATTTTGACTTATTTAATGCAACCGAGTTATTATTACATTCATATAAATCAGTGGATGATTGTATGAGATATTATGAGACAGAGAAAACACTATTACCATTAATGATACATCAAAATTATATTAAAAGTATATTAACAATTGCAGATGAAAATAGTTTAGAAACATATGATAATATATATGAATTATCTGAATTATTATCAAAAGGAGATGTTGTAGAGAATTATATATATGGTGATCAGAATTGGGATATGTGTGAAGTACATGGATTTTATACATGTGTGATTACATCATATTTATTGAGTAATATAAATCCAAATATGGAATCAATAAAATTAGATTTTCCAATGGATTTAAATAGAACATCAATACAAAAAATAAATAAGAAGAATATATTAAATGCAAATAAATGTTTAAATACAATGAATATACATGATTATATATATATTAATCAGATAATAAGAAGTATGTTAAATGATGGAAATAATAATGAATGTATAAGATTATTTGATGGATATAATATAAAAATGGAACATATCGAATCATTATTAAAAGTTGATAAAATACAATCATCAAAAACAAATTTGGCACCTAAACAAAAAAAAGAATTGATGATTTATTTAGATTCGTAAATTTTGATTTATAAAAATAAAAAAAATATAGTTTTTTTAAAAAAATTATAATATTAATATAATATATAAATTAATGAGTGATAGCTCTGATAGAAATTATACAAGAAATTCAAAACCTTCCCGTGAAGGTAAAGGTGATCTCAAAGGCTTAATCCATTCTGGATTAGATGATTATGCTGTAATTTCCAAATTACGCAAAGAACATCCAAATGATGAGGATTTTGTCAACAAAATGTTCGAAGCTTACAAGGAAAGAATGGATTTTATTCGTCGTAAAGCTGGTAAATTCAAAACTTTAATTTTTAGCAAATATGCCAATCTTCCACTTCCTCAAGTTCTTGAAAAAGCCAAAAAATTCAAACGTAAATATGAATTTGATGATGCTGAATTCAATAGCTTTGTTAACATGGTTCTTTCAGATAAGACATTTTCTGCCAATACATTAAATCTTCCAACTGGTTCAATGAGCCGTACTCTTGGATACAATTTTGATGCTTTAGTTGGTGATAGACTTCGTGTTAAAAACAATGAAATGGATGTTCTTCAAGAAATCCTCAGATTACATGCTGAAACCAAAGCACTTCATTCACAAATTGTTATCCAATCTTTAACATATGTTGATTGTGCTCCAGAAGCTCTTACTGGTGATTTTGACAGAAAGAAACACAATCCATATTCATACATCCATCCAGTTGTTGCTGCTCTTTTCTTACCACGTATTAGATATATTGATGAACATTTACTTATTGCTAATGTTGCTAACATTGTTAAATGCCGTCATGAAAGTAAACCAATTCAAACCCAACCAGAATTTGAATTATATTGGGATTTGATTACTGATCCAAATGAAGTAGCATGTGTTACTAACAAAGATGCACCAATGGTTGATTTACGTAATCGTGTCATTCTTCAAACCAAATTATGGGAATCAGTACTTAGCCTTCGTCAAGGTAATTACTACAACCAAGGTTTATCTGATATCATGGTTGCTCTTGATAATTGCAACAATAACATTTTTGATGCACCAGACTTTGCTTATGTTAAAGATGAAGGTACTATTCTTCGTAGATTACTTGGTGCCTTCTCTCTTAGACCAACAATTGTTTCAGTTAGACCATATTATGGAATTGCTGCAGGAAACTACAGTATGAATTCCATGGCCATGGTTCAAGTAACAACTATTCCAATTGTTACTCTTCGTCTTCCACTTAACATTCAAAACAAAAATGTATCAATTCATTTGAATGAAGCTCTTGAACAACTCCAATGGTATGTTGAAAATAAAATGATTGTACCAAAGAGTCAATCAATTGTTTACTCACGTGATGTATTATTTTTCTATGCCAATAGACGTTACCAATCAATTAACTTTGGTTCATTAAATGCTCCATTTAATTTCACTTCTTTACCAGCAACAGTTACTGGATTTGAAACTATCAACACATGCAACATTAATTATCAATCCCGTATCAATGTTGGAGATGATTATTTCGAATTACGTTCAGTTGTTCTTGTTGAACGTTCTCATGTTAACAAAGATCTTATTATTGGATCAACTGCTGCTATTGTTGTTCCATCAGATTATTCTCTTGGCAGAATTGATAAGACATACCTCTTATACGATCCACAAGGTGCTGGTGAACAATTTGAATATGGTAAACAATTTGTTAGCAACAGACCAATTACAACCATCCCTGGTATGACACCATACCATGCTACATCAATTGGTGGTGTTGAATCATTTGACAGACGTGCTCAATCTCGTGGTACCATTTTCGTATATGTTAAAGAAAATAGTCAACAAACTAAAATTCGTCCAAATTAATTTTATAAAAAATTGATTTAATTAAAATATATAAATAATGTTTATTTATATATAATTTAAAAATGAAATATCAAATTAAGGTACCAATTGATCAAATTAATTGGTTATTAGTTAAAGGATATTCATTAAAATATAGTAAAATTGATGAAGATACAATTAAAATAAGTATTCCATATCATCATGATTATGTCAATATACATACTAAAGATATTTCAGAAAATTTTATAAATGCATTAAAAAATAATGGATGGTCAGATAATGCTATTTTATCATTGAAACATCATATATTATTTCCAGAAAATGGTATTTGGAACAAACATATGAAAAAAATTGCTATCAAATCTGGTAAATTAAGAAATTAAATAAAAATATATTATTATCCGAAAAATGGTGTTTGGAACAAATATATGATATACTAAGTGAATTGCTATAAAATCAGGTAAATTAAAAAATTAAATACCCCAAGTAGTAGTGATTGATGGTAATGTTCTTCTACCAGCATTTGATACATTTAATGGTCTATTCATTGGTTTTAATGGTTCATTTACATCTCTAAGATAACCATAATATTGTTTAATTTCAGTTATCATATCTGGAACAATTGAATCAACAACTTTTTGATTTAATTCTTTGACTTGATGAATTATTTTTGTTGGTAAAAATCGAGATTCTTCTAAAAATATATTTCTCATAGCTAATAATAAAGTATTTTCATCTTGATCAACTTCAACTTTAAATTGACCATTTGTTCTTTTACTTATTTCTTGTTTTATTTTATTCTGAATTCTTTTCATATTTTCAGGTGAAAAAAATGTATTTGCTAATGTATTTTGTTCTGTTTGTTTATCACATCTAAAATAACCTTTTAATGCTGTTTTTGCATATGATTCAGTAGGTTTAGTTGTATGATCTTGTAACATATTATATCTATTATTTGATGGTTTTGTATCTTTTATTGGTTTAAAAGTACTAAAGGACATATCATTAAAATTTGCATAATTCATTTATATTATTATATAATAATATAAAAAATGATTTAATTATTTTTCATTTAAAATATATGTTTCTAAAATGTCTTCTTCATTCATATTAGATTCATTTGGTTTAAAATTTTGCACAATTGGTTCAACTTTAGAATAATTGAATAATGATGTTTCAGGAACATTATCAGGTAAAATATCATTACTTGTTGGATTTGATTTAGTTAATATTTTGGCTTGTCCATTAGTATCAGTTTCAATATACATTACAAATCGATAAATATTATTTGATTCTTCATAAACAACAATATCGCCTTTTACAAATGAAGGTATACCATCACGACGAATATTTGTTATTTCTAATTCTTTAAGATATGTACCAATACGATTATTTAAAAATTGTCCCATATATTGAAAAATACAATCACCTATATTTGATGATCCATTATGTTTTTCAATATTAGATAACCATGACATTGTATCTGGTGGTGGACGACATCCGCCATTTTGAATAAATGAATTATCAAAAGCATTTATTGTAAAACATTTTTTCATCATATTATAACATTCATCTTTTATTTGTTTATCTGTAAGGGGAGCTTCATTATCTGGTTTTAATAAATCACAATAAATTTTATGTTTATTTACATTATTTTTAATGATTAAATTATTATCAGATTCAATATCTTTAAAACTTGAATCTAATAATACAATATAACCATAATTTGGTATATAATAATCAATACCATTTATTTTATATTTCCAATATGAAGTAACATTACTTGTAGAAGCTATATCTTTTATATATACATTATCTTCTAATGAGAAATTATTGTAAAATATATTGTTGATTTGTAGACAATATAATGCAGCCATTAATTGGAACATAATACTTTGCCATATTTTATCAGTATGAAACCCAGAATTTATCATTCTACCAATATTATTATCTTTTTGATATAATCTGGATGCCCATCCAGTTAAACTATAATTTGGTGATTCTGTTAATATAACCAATGCCTTATTATTATATGCATCTGGATTTAATGTCATAGTAACATCATTCATCATATTTGGATTTAAGTTTCCACCATTTTGATTATTCATTGGTTCAAATCTCATTTGTAGTGATGGAACATTTGATAAATATTGTGGTTGATTAATTATATCATCTCCTCTAATTTGAGCTATTTTATCAAAATCAATATTACATTTTTCAGCAATATAAAATCCATACATATTAATAAAATTTGGACATATTTTGTTACGAATAATTTGATTATTAATAAATTCGTAATAAGCAATTTCTCTCCATGTTTCATAATCAAGATAATTTTTATGATTTTGTTTATTAACCATATATTCACCTGTTGTCAGTTTATATATTCTAATTGATACACCTACGGAATCTTTTGCACAGGTTACTGAACCCCCTTGTGGATCATGACGAATAGGATAACAAGAACGATACCATAACATATCTTTTGGCATACCTTTATATGGATTCTTTGAAAATTTATATGAATTATATGGATTTAGATCCATAAATTTAATAAAACTAATCAAACTATTATCACCTGTTCCATCTAATGTAATATCTGTTCCATTTCCTTTATTAAATAATGTATTTTTAATAAAACTATTTAATGTTAATCTTTCTCCTAATGTATTAAATGTTGTATTAAATTGTTTTGTTGGCATTGCATCTTCATACACAATATTCGCAGTTATATGATCTCCTGTTGGACCAACCGAATTAATATTATATTGTTTAATAACATTAATTGGTTGTAATGGATGTGCCCCTTGTCCGTAGGGATAACTAAATTGTGGAGGGAAAAATGGTGTTGGCATTGCAATTGGATTAATTGTATAAGGATCAAAAGCCATTGATTGGGGTTGTTTTGGTTTTTGTTGTTGATACAATTGTAAATTTAATAAAGGTTCTGGTTGTTTAGATGGTTTTTGTATATTACCAACATTATATTGTCCTTGTGGCTGTTGAACTTGAGGTCCAACAGTTTCAATTATTCTATCTGTGTATATATTTTTTTGTTCATTTGGTACAAATGGGCTATTTTTTGGTTCCTTATATAAAGGTACAGTTAGACCATTACCACCATTTAATATATATTTTTTATTATTTTTCAAAAAAAAAAATCATTTGTATTTTTTAATTTATATTTTTTATGGCGTGCACCTCCCATTTGTTGTGGTAATGCTGATTGTTGTAATTGGGGTTGTTCTGTTATACCCGTATTTGCTTGTTCATTTAAAGATCCCATGCTAAAATTAGACATATTCATACCAACTGAACCTAAACCATTATTCATATTCATACCAGCTGAACCTAAACCATTATTCATATTCATACCAGCTGAACCTAAACCATTATTCATATTCATACCAGCCATACTTGCTGATCCTAATGAATTATTAAAATTTGTTGGTAAACCATTACCTACACTCATTTGTGGTTGACCACCTAATGATGCTAATGCATTATTATTAAATTTAGTACCACTGTTAAGTGTTTGTACATTACCATTCATTTGTGATAATGCAGATAATGGCATGGGTGATGGTCCCATCATAGATGCTGGACCCATTGCACCCATCATTGGATTATTCATATTTAATGCTCCTTGAGAAGCAAGTTGTGATTGATAATGATCTGGTAATACACCACTATAATTTGAAGGTAAATTTCCTAAAATATTATTTTGTAATTGTTGTGGAATGCCATTTTCTTGTTGATTATTTTTAACAGAAACTTCGGATTGTGAATTAGATAATGAACTTTCAGATTCACTGTGTTTTCTTTTACTCTTTTTATCTTTTTTAGCTTTATTTAATAATCTTGAAAGAGCATTTAATTGATCTTCTTTAATAGTATCATCACTTACTAATGACATATCAGGAAGATCATCAGAATCTTCAGAATTGGAACGCATTGAACCTGTTCTACTTGATTTTCTTGAATGTTTTTTCATAATTTTCTTTTTCATACGATTTAATTCACTCTGTGATTCTTCATTTTCCTCTCTCATTTGTGCACGACTGGCAGAATGAGATGAACTTTTGTATCCACTATAAACATCAGAATCATCGGATTTAGTTGAACGAGCCACACGCTTTTCGGCATTATCTAAAATTGAATTTGATTTTTTATTTGATTTTTTAGATGATTTTTTAGATGATTTTCTTGATTTAATTTTTCTTGAACCACTTATACTCTTATTTTTTTTTGCAAGCATTCGTGGTGCATCCGAATGATCTGATGCAGAAACCGAATAATTTATGCCATTTTCTTTTATATTATATTGATTAATATTTTTTATACTATCTGACATTGGAGAAATTGACATATCCATATTTTCTTTTATAAATTCGGTAAAGAAATTATTTTTTTTTAATATTAATGATGAATTTAATATTATTGAACTTTCTTTTTCATATAAATTTTCATCCAAACCTGTAAAACTACTTTTATTTTTATAATGAAATATTTCAGGAATAATTTCATCTATAAATTTTTTAATTTCATTTGGAATATTTTCAATCTCATTATATATAAAAATTATATTTTGAAAAAAATAATGTATATCATAATATGGATTTTCATTCTTTTTTTTTATATTTGGTATATCTAATGATGTACTATTTTCAAAATCCATTATTTTAATCTCAAAATTATATATTGGAACCTCAAATTTAACATCATTTACAATAAATTCTTTCATACTTTCTGTATCTTTTCTTTTATATACCCATATCGATTCTAAATCTAATTTATTGTGTCTAAATTGTTTTAATCGATGTGTTATCTTATGTAACATAAATAATATTTGAAAAAATAATGATTTCCAATGTTTTAATGTCATTTTTTTACTATTTTCAATTAAGAATTTTAATAATGTATCCATACTAAAATAATGTTCAGTTATATTTATAAATAATACAGTATCATTTGTAACTTTATTATTTTTTTTAATTTCATTTGCAATTACTGATGAATAATTTGATAATTCACTAAAAGTTAAATCAAAATTTCCAATTGGTAATATCACAAATTTATTACCATCATTTGCTATTAATTCACTCAATACATAAGTGTTTAATATATTTACATTTTCTGGACTTTTCATATTATTTATATCATTTTTGTCTTTATATATTCCAACTGTAATTGTACAGGGATAATTCGTTTTTGATAATCGTTTAAAATGATATTTGTTATTGGTTGTTCCAATAAATTTAATTTCTTCAGAAAATATATCCTTCTCTAATGTTTTATTATTCATTTTTATCTTATCTAAACTTATTTCAGATATTGAAATTGGTTTGAATTTGTAACATATATTATTATTTTCATTATATACATAATCATATAATATGTTTAATCTATAATCTAAATTATCATAATTACTCATTTATATTATCTATATAATATAAAAATATCATTTATTTCATAAAAAAATTGAATATTTAAATATATTGTATATATAAGTATATTTAATATTACTTTCAACATCAATGGGTGTTATAAATTCAAAATCTAAAAATAAACCAATTAAAGAAAATATTATAAATTCAAAATCCAAAATTAATCCAATTAAACAAAATGTTATAAATTCAAAATCTCAAATTGAATCAATTATTTTAATTAAAATAATTGAACCAATTAAAGAAAATGTTATAAATTCAAAATCTCAAATTGAATCAATTATTTTAATTAATCAACCATTAAATATTTTTGATTGTCGTGGTTTTTTTGCTGATTTTAAAAAAATTAAATATTATGTTTCAAATGGTGCTGATTTAAATGTAATTGATAATGAAGGATTTAATATATTATCATATATGTTTTCATCTGGTGCGATTGATGTTATTGAATATTTAATTAATGATTGTAATATGGATATTAATTATATTAATTTAAAAACAGGTGATTCGTTTTTACATTTAATTATAAGACGTTATCATCAATATAACTCCAAATTAGCATTCTCTATTGAAATACCACGAAATGATACAAATGATATAGTTATGATAAATCTTATTAATATTTGTTTTAAATATAAAATAAATATTGATCATAAAAATAATGCCAAATTAAATCCAATTCAATTAGCGTATCATTTAAATATTGATCCACATATAATAACATATATTGAATCAAATGTGTATAATAAATATATTGACAATAATAATAAAATTGCATCTAATAAATATCAATTACTAAATGATTTAGATTTAACATTAATTAAAGAAAATAATATAATTAAAGAAATATGTACAATTTGCTATGACACAAATTCAGATATATTATCAAATTGTCATCATTCATATTGTCAAAATTGTTACATACTTATTCGACAAAAATATAAGTGTTGTTCATATTGTCGAACAACATTCTCAAATACAGTATTTATAAATTAATCTGAATAATTCATTAATAAATCATCAATTGATATTTCTTTTGTTAATTGATGATTTTTTTTATTTTTATTATTGTCATTATTTTTATTTTTTTCTATATTTTTCTCATTGATAATATTAGATTTATTAATGATTTTTTTAGTATTATCTAAATTATCTGATTTAGTTGGTTTTACTGATTTTCTAAATTCTTCAAAAAATGGATCTTTTTTTAATATTTCATCAGGTGTATAATATTCATCATTAATTAATATACGACCTCTTTTATGAACATATCTCCCTTCTTTATATTTATTTGGAACTATTCTATCAACAAAATCTTTTGCTTCTTGTGGAATAAAATCTTCAGTCATAAATTGAGGGAAAAACCCTTTTTTGATTAATGTATTAAAAAAATAATGTATATCATAATATCTATTTTGTTCAGGTGTAACATTTATTGATTTAGTCCATTCACTTGATACTTTATTATTATGTACAATTCCTGGAATACATGCAAAATCAAAATCCCATAATTTAACAATATATCCAATATTAGGAACAATGTATGTTTTTCCAACAACTTTATAAGTAAAACTATTATTCGTTTTTGATATTTTATGAACTAATATATTATTTGCTTTCATATCATTATGTCTAAAAGATGGAAATTTATATTGAATTATCGCTAATACCGACAATATTTGGAAAAAAAATACTTTCCAATGTAATAATTTAAACTTTCGATAATTCTTTCGAAAAAAATCTAATAAATCACCTCTATTTGCCCATTCACTTATTAATATTGATACCTTTCCATAATATTCACCATTATTATATCTTTCTACAAAATTTTTATATTTCTCATTTTGTTTATCTATTACTTTTTCATTATTTACTATCTCAATAAATGGCTGAATATTTGTATTAAATGTTCCTATTGGTAATACAATATGGGGTGTTTGTTTATTGATTACAAAATAACTCAATAATTTTATCATCATTAATTCTGCATTTTCTGGTCTTTTTGCATCATTAATACCACCATATTTTTCTTTTTTTGGATATGCTACTACTTTTACTGCATAATTATATGAATCATTTTCTCCATTTATTACACCTTTAAAAGTATGTCCAGTTGTTCCACTTTTGATATACATTAAATCACCACCAATTTGTGATATTGCTTTATTAAAATCGTGAATTTTTTTATTTAATGCTATTCTTGTATCACATGAATCATTTGCATCATCATATTTATTTCCACAATCTTTTTTAATATACATAAAATTTTCTGTATTTGTATCATCTAAATCAATCATTGGATCTATCATTTTGTCCTTCAATAATTCTTTAATGAATTCAATCCGAAATGGAATAGTGTCTTGTTCCTTTTCTCTTATAGTTGATAAAGTATGATTACTATGATTATCGTTATTTGTCATATATATACTAATTTAAATTTTTATTATATTAAACTTTTTTTATTTAAACGAAATAAATTTATATTTATAACATTATCTTTATCAATTTATTCTTTTTACATATAAAAAAATGATATTATTATATATTAATTTGATTTCATATTTACATGAATTCATTTGATTTTATTCAACAATCTTTTAATGATAATCAATTTGGACTTAATATTTAATTTATAACAAAATTAGTTAATAATGTATTTCTTTGTTGTTCTTCTTTAGTTAATTCTATTTGTTCAACTGCTTTGAGAATACGGTTTATATCTAAATATGGCATAAATGGAATGGCTTGCCATAATAAATCTTTATTTATCAAATCTAATTTAACTTTAGTTGGATACATATCTATTATAGGACTATTTACTGATTTTACAAGTTGACGATATTTAAATGGTAACTCATGTGAACAACCTGCAGGTAATACAGCTAATAATTGTACACATGGACTTAGTGGATTATCTTTAGAAAATCGAATATTATCAAGATTAATATTATTATTTGATAAATATTGGTAAATATCTGATAAGAATGGACTATGTGAATATTTATATTGCCACATCCATGATGGACATCCCTCAAAATAATATTTAGTTGTCCATATGATACCTTCTATAAAATTTTCACATAATTTATTTATCATAATATTTTGATATTCTGATGTATTAAAATAATGTTCATAATAACGAAATTTCCATATATCTTTATTTCCAACACCTAATTGTATTGGATCATCTATTTTAATATTTTTTAAATTATCTAATTCCCATATTTTTTTTTGATATGGATCTTGTATTGGACATTGTTTTCTATTAAATTTAATATCAAAACTTGGTTTAATTTTAGTAAAATATTCCTCTTCTTTTTCACCTAATAATCTAATTATTTCCATAAACATATATTGATTAATTTCTAATTTATCATTCATTAAATGCATATTAATTGTTAGATAAACATCAACATATGCATCAATTAATATATCTAATCCATTTCTTTTAATATCTATTGATGGCAAATGAGGCAAAAAATCATTCCCTAAAAAATAACATAATAATACAAAATCATTACTAAATACTTTTAATTTATCTTCAGTAAAAGTAAGTTTTGTTTGATTATTATTATCACTATCTATTCTGTTATTGATTATATTAATAATTTGTTTCACATAACATTCTTTCATATTATCAATCGAAAGATAAGTCATTTCCTCGGCAACATCTGTTAAAATATCATATATTTCATTTGGTATAGATTTACCACCAAATTGAATTGATTCTCTTAACAAATAAATATTATTTTTTTGACTTGCCATTGCAAGAAAAATCAAATCGGCATCTAATCCGTAAATACATATATTTTTATCATTAAATGATGTATCATTTTTTTGTTTAAATCGAATATCTTCCAATATTTTATGTTCACCTTCTCCATTGGTATGAAAAGAGGAATAAGTAATTTTAATATTTGGTCTTTTTTTAGATAATTCATTAATATAATATAATAAATGATTATGTAATCGACTCATAAAAGTAGTTCCAGGCGTAATTCGTGTACTATCCCATGTATTGTTTATTTCAATATTGTATTCTTTTTTTATTTTATTTCGAATAATTGTATCATCTAAAGTTCTGATACGACGTTTTCGTTGTTGATTTATCTTAGCTAATGGAGCAGAACCATCAATAGCTATAAAAATTTCATCTTGTGGATTTGCATAAGCGAATAAAAAATCTAAATAATTTGATATTCGCTGAAACATTTTTTTTTCTAATCTTTCCATATCATAAATATCTTTACAATAATCTGCAACTATTCTACATTGAGGATGTATCAAACAATTTGCATCAATATATAATACACTTATCTTATCTAAATTATTACATAACATTTTATGTTCTTTATATTGTCTTAATAACCAACCAAAAAATCCAGGAACACCCATTTATATATGTTATGTTATAAATAATATTATTACTTTATATGAATGTAATTCAATTTTTATTCATTTTATTCAATTATTTATGTCATATCATCAAATTAATTATTTTATTTCATAATATGATAAGGGGGCCTCGTGTGTTTATATTTTATTATGATTTCATAATAAAATATATAATACTCATAATATGAGAAAAACACATTGATTTATATCATAATAATCATAATATATAAATTATGTTTCACAATAAATCATATTATTAAATAATGATATGATGGCCCCTTATTATATAATAATGTCATATATAACACTCTTTTTAAGATATATTTGTTATAAACAACATAATGTATTGATATTATTATTTGATTTATTATTTAATACAATAAATTCTTCTTTTTTGTTAATTATATTTTTTTTATTAATAATCATATTACATGCAATTTCATCAAATAAAATTGATATGTTTTTCCCAGTTTTTGCTGATGTTATAAAAAATGTCATATTGTTATTTTCTGCAAATATATGTCCTTTTTTAATTAGATCATTATTTTCATCATTAATAATATCATATTTATTTGCAACTAAAACATATAATGATACTTCATTATTTTTCCGAATTTCATTGATCCAATATTTTGCCTTTTCAAATGTATTAATATCAGTTAAATCATATACAATTATTGCAATATTTGCTTTTCTATAATATAATGGAGTTATTGAATTATATTTCTCTTGACCAGCTGTATCCCAAATTTCAAATCGAATATTTATATCATTAATTGTTTTATTATATATTATATATGATGCACCAATTGTATGTTGTATATTATCATTAAATCTATGTTGTAATAATCGTGAGACTATACTTGATTTTCCTACTGATGAATCACCAATAATTACTATTTTAAAACTATAATTTTGCATCTTTAATATAAACATACATTTTTATATAAATAAAAAATCTTATTCAATTATAATTGGTTCAATTGATGTTCTACAAATTGGACAACATACATTATCAATTAACCAATCATCAATACACTTAGTATGAAATGCATGTTTACATGTTAAAACACGATGTAAATATCTTTCATCAAATTTTTCAAGACAAATAGAACAATTATCTATCTTATAATAATCATCTAATATATTTTGATTACCCAAACATCGTAATGGAGCATATCTTTCTATATCAGTTATTTGTCGTTGATTTGATTTACCTATTAAATTAAATCCATTTATAGACAATCGATAAATCTTGATTATTATTAATTGCATTTATAAGTTGTTGTGTTAAATTACATAATGTATTTACTATATTCAATGATAATATTGTATTTACACCCTTGAAGATTTAAAATGCCGATTATTTAAAAAATATAATTAAAACAATTTAAAGAAATAAATATTATATATAATAAGGATGATGAGTTA